ATAGTCAGGGTTAACTGTTAAGTTTGTGTCATCTATAATAGAAGTAACAACATGACTCATTCCACGAATAACCAATCTGTCACCAGTAGTTAACTGTTCAGTAAATTTAGTATTGTTTCCTTGTATAAGGTTGTTATCTGGAGTAGCACTTACAGTACCAGCAATCTGGAATGTAGAAGATCTTAGACCAACAGATAGGTTTGTTCCATCATACTGGAAGAAGATACCATTCTGATCATCGAACGCACCAGATCTTACAGTAGAACCTTTCCATTTATACAGAGATATACTTGGTTGTTGACCGAACTCACCAGTAAGACCACCAAGTGTACCTGTAGCCAAGACAGTCAATGTAATTTCATTAACGATACTTGCAACAATGTAGTGACCATCATATCCAGAAGTAGTAATACCATTAAGAGCGATCTCAGCACCAACCTGTAGACCATGATCAACGTCATCAGTGGTTACAGTTATAATACTACCAAGAGAAGTACCATCAGCAGTAACTGATCTTAAGTCATATGATGGAGCAAATAGAGCACCAGTAGTATACTGGATACCTTTACCTGACTGGTATCTAATGTATTTCTTAGATTGACGAATCGCCTGAGCACCGTGTGATGGTGAACCTGTTCCTAGTTGCACACCACCGTCAAATGGTCTATGTGTATAGAAGCAGTCTGGTCTAGTATAGAGTTCACCAGTTAAAGGAGTACCAGTATTAATCGTACCAGTAGTTCTTGTAGTATAAACAAACTTGTCTAGACTTGGAACTTCTTCAATAAAGAATGGTCCTGAAGCAAGATCATGGTTAGTAGCAGTAGAACTAATAGCAGCAAGAATTGTATTACCTGGAACCAATCCGTGATTGTTCGGGAAGGTTGCACTGATCCTTGCGATAGCAGAGTAGGTTATATTAGTACCATTGTTAATAGCACCAGATGTAACAGAAGATAGAGATACAGCTGGATAGAATGCAATAGTCTCTCCTGATACTGGACTACCACTAGCAGTGATAGCAGTAATTGCTCCAGTTAAGTAATCAATATCAGTGACTTCAATAGTCATGTCGTTGACACCAGCAATACCACCAAGTTCTTGACCACCTATACTGAACTGATAACCAATCTGATATCCAGAACCACCATTAGCAATTTCAGGAGAATAGTTACCACCGATAATCTTAGGTAAGAATGTTGCGTTGAATGCAGTATTGTTTGAACCTATTGCTTGGAATGTTGCGTTACCATCTGCTGCTGTACCACCAATACTGAATGCAGTAATTTCACCAGATGCACCAACACTGGTTACAGTAACAGTTAAGTCATTGGTAGCAGTTTCACCACCCAGAATTCCACCATCAATGATGACAGTATCATTTGGTTGGAAACTAGAACCTGCGTTGGTTAGAATAGCAGAGTATGTTGGTGTGGTTGTTGTATTCTCGTTAGGAGTAAAGTTTGTTGTGGTCAGTGTCTGCGTATTAGCAGTACCACCACCTCCTTCTGTTGTAGTAACAGCAAGTGAGAATGCCTGACCTGGTACTCTTGCTATAATTTGTAACTTAGAGTAAGTCTCATCAGTTGGGTTAGCAGCAGATGCATATCCAAATGCAGAACCAGTTGATAGATCGTTGATAAGATTGATCAATCCGTTTCTTACTTGAGTAATACCATCATTAACTACAGCAGTATATGTAAATGTCTCAACAGTAGATGTAGTAGTATCAGTTAATTCAACTTCAAATACGTCATCTGTTTCAATAGTTCCACCAACTTCAACCCAGTCTACCTGAGCAATCTTACTACCAGAACCTGTCCTTGTAACATTAAATCCTGCGTTGATACCTACACCAGAACCAACATTTCCAGTTACGTTAGTGTAGTCCTGAGTAGAGAATATACCTTGACCTATTGAAGTATAGGTAAGAATTTCACCAGCAGTATCAACTGTATTAATAAAGATGCTTAAATCATTAGCAGGTGAATTACCACCAAGAACGTTACCATAAACAACAATCTTTTCTCCAACAGCATATCCAGTTCCAGCAAAAGGAGATCCCTCTGCTGCTGTACCACTAGGAGTAATAGTTTGAATCTGACCATTAGCATCGACTGCATCGATTGTAATCGTCAAGTCGTTAGCTGGTGTTGCACCACCTAAGTTAGTACCTAAGATAACAATTGTTTCTGTGGCAGAATAAGTACTACCAGTGTTAGATACAAACACATTTGCATAAGATGCTGAACCAGTAGTACCATCTCTTTCAATGTTGAATCTTGCATTAGATCCTAGTCCAGTATATGTGTCTCCTTGTACATCATTGTAGAATACTGTCTGGTTAATATCTACAGCATTGTATGCACCAGAAGTTCTGGTGATATTGAAGGTTGCTCCAGTACCATTACCAAAGTTAACTGTCTGTGGTGATGTTGGTGTAGAGATGAAACTGTTACCAGTTCTGTCTGCTGTATATGGTGCAGATAGAGATATAGTATTTGTTTCAATGTTTGTAACAAAGATTGTAGTTCCATTACCATTATCTAAAGCAGCACCGATATCGATTCCTGTTGTATCGTTAAGAACAATCTGAGAAACAGGTGCTGTAAATGATGTTGTAATATTAATAGTTGTGTCAGAACCTACGTAACCAGTTATCTGTGTACCAGCTGCAAGTCCACTTGCTGAAAGAGGAGCACCAACTGGAGGAGGTGATCCAGGAACAGTAATACCAATCCTTCCTGATCCAGCAGCAGTAGCACCTCTAGTTGTTAACTGACCAGAAGCACCATTAGATTCTACTGCTAGAGTAGGACTTCCTAATGAAGCACCAGTATAGAAACCTGCTTTCCTTAACTGTATAAACCCAGATAGCAGACTAGTAGCAGGTGATAGACCTACTTTACCCTTTGCATAAAAAGTGAATTGATCTGTATCAGGAACATCACTAATAATAAATGAACCTTCTGCTTTAGCGAATCCCTCTACACCATCATTAACACCCTTAAGTGTGATAGGATCTCCAACATCGAATCCATGTTCCAGTTCAGTATCTATTGTAATAAGAGATGGACCTATGCCACCAGAACCTTGTGAAGCGTCTGTTGTAATTGCACTAACAGAAACGTCAGCACCTGGAAACTCGAAGGAAGATGGATATCCACGTACTAGGTCAATGGTCTGCCATTTAGTTGGCTGAATACCATACTCAAAGTCAGCGTCAAGCATACTAAGAGGCTCAGCAAAACGCATACGTTCGATAGCGTCTGTACCGAAGTCGTATGGTCTCATCTTAACTTCATCACCTTCGATGAAGATCATCATCTCATCAGAAGATGCATACGTTGAAGTATCAAACAAGAATGTAATTGTAGTTACACCGTTTGATAACGTACTAGCGAAAGGAAAGTCTGGATCCGATCCATCAGATGTTTCCGTGAACGATGCTGATATCTGATTGACACTATCAGCAAAATTGTACATCACAATATTTGCCGTAGCGTTAGTGATCAAGAGAATTTGATCCGCACTGATCTTATCCAGAACTTTTAATGTACCAACTCCAGAAAGACCAGGTGAGAATACATAGTCTCTAATTTGCCTTTTAGCCATTTTTTAATTTCCCTCGATCTTTTTATGAAAGTGCAATTGCTAATGCAGTTACTTGTGAATCTACAGCACTCTTGGACATTGCATCACCTGGTGCAGTAGCTTTACCTAGATTCGTTATTTTATTATTTAGAAGACTTAGATCAGCAGAAACTCCACTGTTTACACCTAAAGTCCCATCTACGATTGTGTTACCGTTAGCATCAACTGTGAATTTATTACCACCCACACCAAATGTAGTTGCAGCAGCAACAGCAGCAGAGAAAGCAGCACTGCCTCCTGTAATGTTACCAGCAGCATTAACTGTAAACGTAGGAGCAGTTAAGTCAGCACCAGCTTTGATACCATTATTAACTCCAAGTTCTCCTTCCACAGTAGTGTTAGTACCCTTAAGAGTTGTGTCTCCCACAACGTCAAGAGTTCCACCAACATCAACATTACCCTGTAGATCTGAATCTGAGACTACAGTGAAGTTTCCATTAACTGAGAAGTCAGTTGCAATGATGTTGTATTTGAATTTACCATAGACAGCAAAACTCAATACATTAGGATCTTCAGCCCATACAATGATTTGCTGATCACCAGTTGCTTTTATATCTGTTCTTTGATAGAATGTGCGTGGGAACAGTTTAGTGTTATAATTTAAGTAGTTAGAAGTCTGCAACTGTGTCTGACCATCCTCCAAGATTCCTATTCGGAATCTGGTTGGTTGAGAACTCTGGTTAGAGATGAAGATCGAAAGTTCTACATCCTCTCCAGTAGGAACTGTATAGAGACTGGTATTCGTTCTGCCATTAGTAAGCAGCATCGAATTTAAGAATCCAGAACCAACTGGGTTATCAAGAACCTCTCCATGCACTAAGAAGGACGTAGCATCAGAATCACTATATACCACTAGACTTTGCTCATTGGCATAGTATAGAGTTTGTGTTTCGTATGTCTCTCCTGCTGCAATTTCTAAATCATATAGAATGTAGTTCGATGGAGCGAATGCTAATAACGCACCACTCGAAACTCCAATTCTAACCCGTACAGGATATGGACTTTGGTGTGCGATTGAGATTTTCGCTTCTACCAGTTTATTACTGGGAGCCACATGGAGTGATGTCCTCGTCTTAATCGGTGGAACAATCGCTGCTAGAGCACCATAAGTAGCCATAACTTTAGGGTTTATACTGTAATCATGTTTATTTATAAGTTAGACTGAAATGAAAATTCTTACTGGATTTAATGGATTTATCGGAAAGAAGTTTGCCGATAAACTTGGACAAGACTATATTGGGATAGAACAGCAGAATTGTTTTCAGTTAATTGACAACCTACCCATCTGGGATAAGGTAGATGAGATCATCCATATGGGAGCGATCTCCTCAACAACAGAAACTAACATTGCAGACCTCACAGTCTATAATGTAGAGTTCAGTCTGCGTCTATTTAAGAAAGCAATTGAACTTGGCATCCCTGTCAAGTATGCTTCCTCAGCGTCAGTATATGGAAACCAACCTGGTGAAATGAACCCACTAAACTTCTATGCAATCTCAAAATTGCAAGTTGACTACTGGGTTTATGACAATATTGAAAAGTTCAAAAGTATTCAAGGGTTTAGATTCTTCAATGTATATGGAGAAGGTGAAGAACACAAAGGAAATCAACGTAGTCCTATTAGCAAATTTGTTTCTGAAGCAAAGATGACTAAGAAGATTAAGATTTTTAAAAATTCTGAGAAGATGATTAGAGACTTCGTTTACGTTGATGATGTTGTTGATCTTGTTCTAAACAACAAAGAAGGATCAGGAATGTATGATGTTGGTACAGGACATCCATACTCCTTTAGAGATATTGCTGATATTGTTTGTAACAAATACAATGCAGAGATAGAAGAGATTGACTTCCCCGAACATTTACAAGGGAAGTATCAATATTATACCTGTGCAGATATGGCGTGGACGGATCGTGAATTTATGAACGTTGAAGATTATGTCAATCGCCCCGAACCACCCGATACGAGTCTTCTTCAAAGTGTTCGGTAGAAAATTCAAATAGTTCTACGTCTGTGATGCCTTCCATCATATGTCTAAGACCAGGAGGTATGTAAAACTTATCTCCTGGTTTTAATATGATTCTGTCTGCATCAATGAAATCATCTCTATAACCATAGGTCATCTTTAGTTCACCACTCTGAACATAGAATGTTTCATCTTTAATCTTGTGGTAATGGTATGAACACTTCTTACCTGCATTAAAAAATAGAAGTTTTCCACAATACTTTTCAGAATTGCAGATCCACTTCTCATATCCCCAACCTTTCTGTACAATCTTCATGCAAAGAAGTCCTCAGAATTGATACCCTTGTCATCAATGAAGTAATGTGCATGTTGCTTACCCATGCGTAACTCATCAAATTTACATCCCCATGACTTGAGTTGATTGAAGGTTAGATCATAGAATGCTTCATGTGCTTTCACTGGATCACCATCAAACCTACCCATACCTCTAGCAGTATAGAAAACAATACTGTTATCATCGTCATACAATTTATTTAACTTCTCTATCCGATCCATCATAGGTTCGGATTTTTCGTATTGTCCTGTAGGACAATTACTAATAGTACCATCGATATCAACTACGTATATCATCTATATCATCTCCAGTAAGAACGTATGTACCAGTATTTTGTACTGCTATTGAAGCAGCCTTGTTAGCATATGGTATAGCTTTCTCTATTGTACCATACTCTAGGTAGAAGTAAACCAAAGCACATAAGAAAGTATCACCTGCTCCTGCTACATCAAAACAAGGAACCTTCTCACCAGGATATATCTTTCCTTTATACTCAGCACCAGCACTACCTTTGGTAACAATTTTGTTTCTGTATATACCTTTCAACTTAGAGTCTTCTAACTCATTGATCTTGATGAAGCATCCTTTCTTAGGTAGTTTGGTCTTCTTGCTGTCTATGAATACAGGACCATCGAATGCTTCTACCATTTCAAATATCTTTTCTGTATCTAAGAATCCTTTGTCATAATCAGATATAATCATGGCATCAAATGGTTCACCTATTGGTTCATGGTGTACAGTACCAGTAGGATAATAGTCACTAGTTGGTAACTCCCATCCATAGTCAGCAACCTCATCATTTTCATCCATCCTCATCAATTGCTGATTGGATCTTTCATCTACAAACCTAGTCTTAACTGGTTTTAATTCATTGGTCATCAAATATACATTCACACCAAATGACAAGAGATTTGCTCTTACGTTACTTGCCATTCCTTCTGCTGTTTCAGTACGAATGTATTCCATTACTGGTACAGGTGCTTCAGGACTCAACCTAGTACACCTACCGTAAACATATTTGTCTATACAAGTCTCACCTATAACGATGACCTTGTATTGTTTTTGTTGTGGAATATTCTCCGATCCTATCGAAGAATTCAACTCTTTTTGCATACTCACGTCCTACTACGTCTCCGTTTTTCCAGTCAGAACCTACCACTAGTATATCAGGGTTTATGATTTTTATCAATTCTTCAAGCTCTTGTCTTGAATCAAACGTATGGATTACGTCCACTGCTTTCAAAGAACTTAATTGATACTTCCTATCCTCTAATGGATAGATGGGTCTATCTGGTCCTTTGTCTGCTCTGACCTTTCGGTCAGTATCGATACCCACTATAAGCATAGATCCTAAAGACCTAGCATAATTTAGCAATTCGAAATGTCCTCTATGGAGAACATCAAAGCAACCATTAACCCAAATAATCATGTGTATTTTTTGAAAAGATTACCATGCATCTGATTTGGATGCTGATTTTGTTTTAGATGTGGTGCATCAATATCAGCACAGAAGAAAGCAGTTACGATATGCTTTGAATCCATTGTAGATTTGTTACCTCTGTGTGGATATAACTGATTGCAAGGGAAGATTAAAAGTTTACCTTGTTCAGCTTCACATTTGTAATCTAACTCTGGAAATTCAGTTTCACCACCACCTCTAACATTATCCAAGTAAATGATCATGGCATAGAGTCTTGACAATAATAATGGATCCATAGGGGATATGTCAATATGATCCCTGAACCACCCATCATCTTTAGGATAGCATCTAATAGAGTGATCATAAGATACTAGTGGTGCTCTCCAAAGAAGTTTATCCTTAGCACCCCACTTATAGAAATTATTAATAGCACGGTCAGTTTCAATTGCTAACTGACACCAGAAGTCTTGTCCAACAATAGGAACTACTTGCTTACACTTTTTATGTGCAGTATCAACTTCACCTACACCAACACCACCATCCTCATGAAATCTAGTATTAGTCCAGAACCAATCTTTCCATGCATCACAATCTTCCTGAGATAGAAAACCTTTTTCTTCGTATATTAAATCTGTTAGTTTCATAGTAGTTGTTTTAGATATCTATTTTTTAATTGTAATTGATCAACAGTTGATTCTTTTGCATCTGGGAAGAATAATAATTCACTCTTTTCAGGTAAGTAAAGATAACATATCTCACTTTCTCTCATAGTCTTTAATGCATCCTCTATAGTTTCAACTATAGTATCACCAGCTAGATTGAAAGATGTGTTGAATAGAATAGGCACACCTGTTAAATGATAGAATGCCTCTATTAATTTATAGTAGTTTGGATTCTGTTCTTCTGTAAGAGTTTGAATCCTACATGTATTATCAACGTGAGTGATACATGGTATCTGATCTACTGCTGATTTTAATACATCAACTGCATACATCATATGTGGTGATTCATATAACCTATCCATATCAAACCAGTCCTGTGCATGGTCAGCAAGTACTGTGCCAGCAAACGGTCTCCAATACTCTCTCTTCTTTACTTTATTAACAACATCCTTTCCATCTACAGCACGAGGATCATACAGTATAGAACGATTACCTAAAGCACGAGGACCATTCTCAGATTTACCTTGAGCAATAGCAACAACATTACCTTCACTGATTAGTTCAGCAACTCTTGGAGGTGTAACCTCACATACTCTAAATTCATTACTTTGTAATTCATAATGATACCTCAAAGGTTGTCCATGATATAGATTCTTTAATGGTCTTAATTTTTTCTTTTTATATTTTGCTTTAGCCTCTCTTGCATAAGTTATATACGCTGCACCCATAGCAACACCACAGTCAGCTGACATAGGTTCAACATATAGGTTAATCTCTTTTGGTAATCTCTTTAATATTCTATAATTAGCAACACAATTTAAAGCACATCCACCAGTAAAGATAACATTATTAGATCCACTTAATCTATGTGTAGCCATAATTCTTTGGTACACATATTCTTCAAACTCATTCTGCAATTTCCATGCTAGATCTGCATTTCTTTTAAACTTATCATCTGCATCTTTAGAATATGATATGTAATCATAAGGACGCATTTTTACCATTACATTCTTATGTTCATTGAAATCTGCTAAAGCAAACCTGTCGGTATTACCTCCACTATCAGATATCATTGATTTAATTTTATCATTAGGTTCTCCATATGAAGAGATACCCATAGTTTTACCACACTCTAAACTATCCCATCCCAAATATTCTGTGATACCAGAATAAACAAATCCAACACCAATACTTCTTTTATCATCTACAAATGGTGGTGCATTATTAATTGGTTGATTCTCATATCCAATAACCTTTTGATATAAACATTGTGCTGCATTAGGATCTTGAGTAAACTTAAATATAGTTTCATTCTCCTTACCCCATGGATGATCAGCACCAGCACCATCTATTACAAGAATACCTGCTTCATCAAATCCTGAATTATAATACCCACAAGCAGCATGTAGAGAATGGTGGTAATCCTTTGCCTCTACATACCGTTCGACTTTAATCCCAATCTTCTTAATATATTTAAAGTATGGTCCAAAATCATTCTTAGTATTATACAAATGTGTGTAAGCACATAAGTCAATTACATCAGTATATTTTGCAACCAAATCCAAAGCATGAAATACCTCTCTGTCATATTTGACATGTGTTAATCTCTCTTCCTGTAAAGACAATACAATTTCATTGTCCTTCATGAGACAGATAGCAGCATCATGAGATCTATTAACACCAAGTATCCACATAATTAAGCAGGATTAAAATTTATGTTTAAAACTAAACGTTCAGTTGTGCTCTCTGGATAACGAGAAGCATGATATCTTCGACCATCAAATAAAACTAATCTACCTGATTTAGGTTTTACAGTTTTAGCAACGGTAAAGAGACTGGGGTCATACCCATTAATGAACCTCTTGATATTAGGATCTAGAAATTCATTAAAGAAATGAGTATCACCATCACTATCATTAAGGTAATAAATTGCCGTGTACTTCAATCCATCACCTTGATAATCAACATGTGGAACATGATGAGGTTGGATGTTCTTGTTCAATGTAAAGAGACCCAATCTTAATTGAACAAGATCCTTGATAGTCATGTTAATTTTTTCTTCCATCGAATAAAGAAGAGGGACGAAAATATCATACCACTCAGAGTCTTTCCCCTCTCTCCCCCAAAGGATGTGCATGAACCCAGTAAAAGAAGAATCCTCCACATCAAGCTTGGAATCATTAAGTTTGTTTTGTTCCCAGTACCACAATGGTGATGTTATATCACGATTGAAGTACCATGGGAACTTTGAATCCATTACTGTTTGTTTTAGATGCTCCTGATATCTTGGACTGATTACATCATCAATAACTAAGATATCTTCAAAATGGTCAGTCATCAGACTTGTTAGGAACCTTGACTAATTTTTGAATTTCTGGGAGATACATGTATTCGATCTCACTCTTACCTAATGTCTCTAACGCATCATTGATTGTTTCAACCAGAGGTTCACCTCCAAGATTGAAACTAGTGTTAAAGAGTATAGGTACATCTGTAATCTTATGGAAAGCATTAATGAGCTTATAGTAATGTTCATTTTGTTCCTCTGTCACAGTTTGAATTCTGCATGTATTATCAACATGAATCACTGATGGAATCTTTTCTTCTACACCATCATGACATTTCACAGCATACATCATGTGTGGTGTTTCTTCACGTCCTTGAAGATCAAACCATTCATGTACATGTTCTTTCTTAATAGAACATGCAAATGGTCTGAACCATTCTCTGTGCTTAACACCATTAACAATATCCTTACCATCTTTAATAGTAGGATCAAATAAGATAGAACGATTACCTAAAGCACGAGGACCACCTTCTGATCTTCCTTGGAAGATAGTAACAATATTACCTTCACGGATAAGTGCAGCAACTGAATCATAATCAGTATCTGTTACATCTAAACCATCAAGAGATAACTCATAAGTAGCAGGATCATACTGAGGACCATAGTAAACAGATGCTTGCTTTCTAGGTTCTTCGCTGTCAGTAAGTTGATGCCACTTATAAAGTGCTCCACCAATAGATGTTCCACCGTCATGTGAAATAGGTTCACAATAGATGTTTAGATCAGGGAAGCGTTCCCAATACTTATAGTTTGCTACACAGTTAAGACCATAACCACCACAAACTACAATGTTCTTTTCACTAGTTAACTCAACTGCTTTCTCAATCAACTCACACATACGTTCAGATGTTTCTTCCTGAATCTTATATGCCATATCCTTCTGAACTTCTGAATGTTCTAGAATCTCACCTTTCTGTTGATTGTGTTTATCATTCTTAAGAATCTCAAATCGAGCTTCATTAATAGTAGCAGCATTAGGATATGTTGGAACAATCAAATCCCTATTACCCCATCCATCTTTAAAGAATGATGGTAGTTCATCATTAGGTTTACCGTATGGTGCAAGACCCATAAGTTTACCTGCCTCAATAGCAGGGAACCCACAATACTGTGTTACTGCTTCATACATTTTAGTATGACCAGGATATTCAGTAATGAATGTATTAGGTTCTGGTTCATGGAAACCAATAGCAGCCTTAGTTCCTACATGCTTCCATACTTGTTCAAACTCTTCAGGATACTCTGCATGGAAGATAGTTTCAAATTCATATAATGTATCTGGAACTTCTTGCATCTGTAAGAAACTTCCAGCACCATCTGCAATGACACATGCAGCAGATTCGAATCCAGAATTATAGAAACCACATGCAGCATGCATTTCATGATGATTCAAATCAATATAAGTTGTTTCAAACTCAAACTTCTTACGAGCAATCTTCCTTACAAACCCTTCATACATATGCTCACCAGTCCAATCTAGATTAGGACCAGATCTATGTGTATGACAAACAACTAGATGATCAATATGATCGACATACTCAAATGCTTTGAGGATACCTAACATAGGAGATCCGTCATATTTAAAACGTGTAAGACGTTCTTCTTCTACGTAGAAGACAATCTTACCGTCAACCATTAAGGTTGTGCTTCCGTTATGACCACGTGCAACCGCTAAAATAATCATTATTACCTCACTTTGATTTTAGTACGTCAGCAAATCCTGATGGAGTCTTACTTAATGGTTTGATATCAGATTGATCAGCCATTAATGCTGGAATTAGATTTGGATTGTTGGACTTCTTTGGTTCTTTTACTCCTAAAGATGGCATAGGTATGTTACCAGCAGCCTTCTGTTTCTTATACTCTTCCTCCATAGCAAGAGTCTGATCCACACTTTGCTGCATCTCGTCAGGAAGTCTGATAACTTTATCAGAAGCTTTATAGTGCTTCTTCATTAGTTTATCAACCTCTTGCATGATGACAGATTCAACCTTATCATTCATTGCCATGATACGGTCATTGACTCGGTTGGTGTATTCATCAATGGTGATACGAATAGGATCATATACTCTTAGACCCTCACCCATATCAAGTACAGAGAACATCTTATCTTCTGGATAACTAATGTTCTCTTTGAATGTAGATCCAACAACTACAACTGCTGGTTTTTCAAATGCTTTCGCAATATGTTGTCCTACAGAATCACATCCAACAAATAGATCTGCTGCTTTAATAGCACCAGCAAGATCCCTTAAGGTTCTACCTTGAGGATGAGATACAGTTTCTGTAAATCCTTCCTTCTCAAAATCAATAGTTAGTTCTGAGAAAAGAATAACAGAATACTTCTTCTGCAATTTCTTAATGATACTGATAACATTATTATATTCGAAACTTCTTCCAGAAGTATCCATAATAACATTACCAGCAATCTGGACTCCTCTACCAAATGGTTGGAAGACTACGGTTTTCTTTTTCTTAGTTCTTTGACGAACCTCTTCTACAATAAAGATTCCAGTTGTTTCTTCTTCTCTGGAAAGTTTAATTGTTGGTTTGGGTAACTCTCTTGGTTCCGACAAACCATTGATCTCAATGTCAAATGCTTGAGATAGGTTGCATTTTTGATTATAGTAATGCCAGATTCTATATGGTTCTGGTGTAACTATATCTGTGTGTTTAATCTTGTCTTCGAAAAGATCTTTATGCCAGTGATCGTAGCATTTCCTGTGTAGAATAGGATGACCTTTAAAGAAATCTGTACCACCTTCACAGACAATAACGAAGTCTTCGTCTGGATGGTCTTCTGCATATTTTTCGAATGCAGGGATGGAGCAGATTACACGTCCTGCACCACCGTTAATGAAAAACGACTTGGGTCTCATAATATGTTTGATATAGAATGATATAGAAGAATTATTCAACTTCGCTATTATTTATACGCATAAAAAAGGACGGTTTTTACACCGTCCTTCCGATCCATCTCGAACTTTTTTTAACCTCTTAGAGTCTGTGGTGATGCGTTCTCAATATTTGTAGGATCTGGAACGTCAACAGACTTGGTTAATCCTGTTGCTGCATCGATCAACTCATCGTAGTCATTAACACGATAGTCATATCCATCAATCCAAGGAGTACGAGGATCATCAGGGAATGGAATCATGTGTGGTCCCCAACCATCAGCAGCAGGGAATTTTGTATAGAGTGCATTCAATTCTGCAATAAATGCTTGAAGAGCAGCTCTTTGCTGATCAGTAAGGTTACCCTGACCACCATTTTCAGTTGCTTCTGCGTCTAGGTTTGCTTGAGCATCTGCAACTAAACCGTCACGTGCTGCTTTATGTTGCTCCATTGTGATCCAAGGCTTGAACCAAGGAAGAGGAGACTTCCAAGTACCTGCTGCTTGATCATACTCAATCTCGTCAGCTGCATAGGCGTGATCAGGTGAGATTGGGTCAGGACGCTCGTAATGAACTGTGTCATCACCAGCAATTTTGTATTCTTTCTGAGGATAACCAGCTGCTTTACCAGTATCCTTACCGAAATAGATTGATGCAATAATTGCTTCTTCATCGGTAGGAGAATTCATATCGATTTGGACAGCGATTTCATCTACACCAGCACGAGTATTAGCATGCTCAATATCACCTGAATTAGGTGGTCTATTGAATGCCATACATGACTGTGAAGGAAGAAGCTTACCACTTGCTTTATCGACAAACACAAACAACCAACGTGGTCCATCGTAAGTCCAAGAAGCAGTAAGACCTAATGCATCTGTTTGTGCCAAGTAATCGTCTGGCACTTTATAAGTGAATGTTTTTGAGAAAGCCATAACCTTAGTTTACCTATACCTTGTTATTTATACAATTTGATTAGTTTTCGTCGTACTTGTAGTTGATACGTACCATACCAGAAGTACCATTTTGACCATGACAGCATCCACCGCCACAAGTCCAACCTGAAGGACCACCAACACCAGGAACAAAGTTATGATCAGAGAATGATCCACCCCATCCTAATTGAGCAGTTGCCCAGTGAAGTAGGCAATAACCACATCCACTGTTCTCACATTGGATACCAGTCATCCATCCACCCTTACCATTAACTAATCCAGCAGGATAAGGAACGTGTTGCTTATTGTAGCAATGCTGATTATAGCAGAAGAGATATGCTGCACCGTTAACTCCATTAGCACCACCATCAGCACCACAGTAAGTTACACAGCAACCACCAGGACAACTACTTAAGCACATATGTCTCCATGTACAGCAGCACTGGAAGCAGCATGAGCATCCTCCATTACCACCTTTAGCACAGAAGTTACTTAAATTAGGACCAGTAATATAAGTTGATCCACCAGCATAACCACACTGACCACCAGTTCTACCACAACCAGGAGTACCAATGTTGACATCATATACACAGTTTTGAAGTACGTTCTTATCACATTGTATACGTTTCCAAGCATATGCACCAGCACCACCAGGAATACCTCGTGAGCAACAACAGGAAGAACCTCCTCCTCCTCCAGCACCCCAGAGTTCAAATATAATGTCACAGACACCTACAGGAACACACCATTGTGGATGCCTATAGTAGTTGTAACTAGTGGTGTGCTCTTGACATGTAGATCCACAAGCACCTACCAAATACTGTACGCAATAACCACTTGAGGGTAAATTTGCAAGTTTGGTAGTTGCATCAGGAGCTGATAGTCCTTCTAACGAATCAGAAGTAACGAATCCTAATAGATCTCGTAAATTAGTATTTGGCATTCTTAAGTTCCTCTATCCTCTTATTTAGTTAAAGTAGTACCAAGCACAGTCTTCGTTGGAAGTAGAACTCTGCAACCAGCATGAGCAGTAAGTGATTCTAATTAGACCACCGCCTCCACGCCATCCGTAGCAACATCCACCACCACATGCCGTAGCAGAAGGAGCACCAGTTCCAGGAAGTCCTGGACCACCGTTACAGTTGATGTTATATGCCCAAGGAGTCGTTCCTGTGCAATACATATACTCATGAATACAAGCATTACCCTGATAGTTCTGAGTAATGTATCCACCCATATTATTAACAAGACCAGCAGGATAAGGCATCATACCTTTAGCCCAACAGTTATTACTATTACATGAAGTGTACATATATCCAGGTCTACCCTTGATCATGCAATCTCCACCGTATGAACATGCTCCATCTTCGTGAAGTCTCCATCCTCCACATCCACCCCAAGAAACTTTATCTTGGCATCTATATGTTGAGTTCCAGAAAGCCCAGCAACAAGTCTTACCAGGAAGTCCACCATCAGCACAGAGGTTACTAGTGTTACATCCAGTGACCCATGTCTTACATCCTCTAATACCACAGCAGCAACGTGAGCAGCAAGTTGGAGATGAAACACATAACTGATAACACCAACCACCTTGAATCTGAGGATACTGAAGTGTCTTTCTTACATATCCACCAGCACCGCCAGGAATACCTTGCATACAGCAACAAGCACCAGCACCTGAACCGCCTCCACCCCACAACTCGAAAGTTGCTTGAGTAGTACCACAAGGTACGCACCAATGTTGGATGCAATACTCCCAGTAGTTACTATCACAGTTACCTTGGTTACAATAAGGATGGAATAAGAATACCCTTCCTTCGTGATTCCTTTCTAATGAAGTATTATCTGCAACCGTCTGGTCAATTGTTGAGGCAAATTCTCTGCCTAGTAATTCTCGTAAATTCATTTGCCTTTCCTTATGTTTTGCAGAATAAAGTGATTCTTACGAGTCCATGAGCACCCTCAGAAGAACAGCAGCAACCGCCACCAAACACCTGAGCAGATGTACCACCAGAACCAGGAACACCGTTTCTCCAGCAGTCTCCTGAGAGTCCACCGTTGTTACCAGTCATCCATAGTGTTTGTCGTCTACCACAAGATGCCATGTCAGGCTTTCTAGTAGCATTAACAACACCATAACGAGCACCGAACATAGGAGGGTTAGGGTGATAATCCTTCTTCATACACCAGTTACCGCAACCAGGATTACAATCGTAATGAATGTATGGTGTAAGACTGTTCCAATACCACTTACCCATTTGTTCGCAGCACTCCATGCAATCGCTGCTCTTAAGGTCGTAATGCTCATACTGTCCTCTACAGCAAGCAGGACCATTCTCAAAGATTCTAGTTCTACAAGCGAAGTAAGAATCAACCCAGTGGCAACAGTTCCATCCGTGACAACCGCCACAAGCACAGAAGTCGCTTAATCCTGGACCATCAATATATGATTTGCAACCATCAAAACCACCTCTAGATGGGTGACGACATGTACCACCTGCTACACAGATGTCGTAACAACAGTTATCTAGTTGTGATACTCCTTGAGTAGCAGCACATACTGTACATGCACTGTACTGTCCAGAGAACCCGTTCCAAGCGATTGAGCAGCAACAAGTACCAGACCCACCGCCTCCTCCTCCCCAGAGTTCGAATTTGACTTTGCAAACACACTGACTTGGGACGCACCACCTTAGTCGTTGCCAGTCGTAGTTGTAACTACTACCAAACTCCCAACAATGGTTGCCCCTATAAAATATTTGATGCTGTCCACCACCCATGTAAGTCTGAATAGGGACTACATTGGTATCAGGTACATCTAATAAATCTCGTAAACTTGACATTTCGGCTACCCGTTTATTTGTTTAGTTGGACAGTATCGACCATCCGTAAGCAGAGCCTGTATAGATCAATTCAAGTGAAGCATTCTTAATATCGAAATCTAAATCTTCTGCTAAATTAGCAATTTTGTGACCGTTGCGAGCAACAGTTACTTTATTAGTATCACAATTGCCAGCAGCATCAACTAAGTTGATACGATCACCGATCCTACCATTAGCAGGTAAGGTAACAGTGAAAGCTGATCCTGTTGTGTCAAGTAATAAAATTTGTCCAGCCAGAATCGAATGTGCAGATGTTACTGCGACTGTTTCTCGTGTATCGGATACTGGTGTTAGGTTGCGTCCCATTTTTCTAATATCTCCGTGTAAATCTATTTATTAATTAGGATGTTAATTCTTCAACACCGTAAGCAGAGACACTTACGCCAGTTGTGTCCGAGAACACTACTAATTTTTTTCCAGTTCCCATAGCGAAACCAGTTCTTTCAAGAACTCCATATCCTCCAATCTCAGCATTGTACTCAACATACTCAGCAGCATTAGGAGTATCAGCATCTGCAAGAGCTACTCTTACATCAACTGGTGTTGCATTGGTGTTAACAATGTTGAAATTCATATATGCCACAGTACTTGCAGGTACTGTGTATATTGTTGTTAGTGTGTTTGCGGCTAGGGATGTTTGAGTCCCCAATATTCCAGAAGCCATTTATCTATTCTCCGTGTAGCAGATGTTAGTGGTTATATGATATTTATAAAGTGGGGGATCAAACTGATCCTGCCCAGAAGACGTATCCTTTAGTTGTACGATTGTCATCGACATATGTCTTAACCGCACGTTGTGTAGGAACTTTTTGGTTTGAGTTAGCAGATAGAGTAACATCAGAAGAGAATTCTGTGATACTTTCTCCTAACTGAGCACCAATAGAACCCAGTCTCAAGGATGACAGACCTGAAAGGTCAAATGAGGAAGCATTCAATGTAGTTGAACCAGTTGCCTGATTGACCTTGAAGTAACGTCCAACTGTGAAGTTACCATCTTGGTCTGTTGATACAAAGAATACACGTCCTGGGAAGTCCTCAGTAACTTCATTACCTGGTGCTGGATCCACTAATGGATCTCCAGGCCAGTTAGTATTTAGTTTGTTTCCTGTACCTAAGTCTAGGAAGTCATGACCAGTTAGTCGGACTTGACTGTAACCATATCTGATCTTATAGTTTTGTCCGTCAAAGGTTCTTGTAGGTTTCTCAGCAGCAAGAACAACTAATGCAGTACCAGTTGTATCTGTCTGTGAGTTTGTCACCTGCATGAACTCATTATCAATCTTGATGAAGTCGTTAACATTGAAACCAGAAGCGTCAGAAATACGGATATTTGCTTGAGAGTTATTAATATCTCTCAAAGTATCTGTCTGATCAACAACCTTGATTTCAATAGCACGAACTGAATCGCCACTGGTATGAGCAGTAGCATTAGTTCCTTCAACTCCACGAGTAACATCCATAGATGTTGCTGTTGGGAATGAAGTAATACTCATCATCTCGTCGTTAATAATTAAGAATGCTCCGATGGAGAATCCACTAATTGAGTTAACGTAAATGGTGGTTTCAGAACTACTGTTAACAGCAGAACTTAAGTTACTAGCACCACCATACTGATATCTAGTGATTAACTCTAGACCTAAGTGGCTAGCAGCAGCACTACCCAACAGTCCTCTGGTAACAGTTAAGTTACCTCTTCCAGTTGGAGCATTGTAAGATGAGTTAGCGATAACAAATGTGAATGGTTCATCACCAGCACCACCAGCACCAGTAACGAATTCCATTGAACCACCTGGAACAGGAGCAGATCCCCTACCAGTTATGGCAAGTACGAATCCATTCTGACCACCAACAGCATCAGCGTTGCTAAGTAGAGCACCTTGTACTCCAGAAGTGTTACCATCAATGGTCTCACCTTGTACAAAGGTTCCTTTGAAAGGTCTGTAAAGAATCTTACCAACACCAGCCTGTACAGAGATAATCTCTCCAACAGCACCAGATGTTAATCCAGTAATTCTTTCTTCATTCAACCAAATTGAATCTGTTGCACCAGCAACGATTGTTGCCTCATCATATTCAAGAGATAGACCATCGATTGTACCATCAAGAGTTGTTTCTGTAGTATCGAATCCAGAAGATACAATACCGTATGTTCCCCAAGAACTGTTACCAGCAAGAGATCTGATTCTACCACCACGTGTAGAAGCATAAGAAACATGACAGTAGTATGTGAAGCAAGATACAATCTCAGCACCACCCTTATTTGTAACCCAGAAACCAACTCCACCATCTTCGTGGATTTGTGTCCAAGAGTCAAACACCATTGTTTTGTTTGATCTATTATCAAACGTAACAGCGTTAGCAGAAGCAGAAACAAATGTATGTCCATACTGATCAGCAGGAGCAGCAATACCTACGTTAACTGTAATGCTTGTTCCGTCTGCTGAAGTAATTGGAAGTTCCTTACCAAAAGCAGGGTCAGTTGTACGTGGATATGCATGGTTAGATGCATTACCATTCTTAGTACAAGTGAATGTAATAGATGCTTGTGCTAACTGAATACTAGATCCAGCAGTCAATCCATGACCTGAACCAAGAGTAAGACTTAGATCACCAGTAGAAGGATTGTATGTAGCACCTGTTGGTGTAAACTGTGCTGTGTTATCCCACTTAGCGTGAACATCACCATCAATAATAGCACCAACTCCAGTTGCACCGAAGCAAGAACAGTTTGATACGTAAGGTGATCTCTTAATTGGTGAGTTAGGATCTAGACGTACATATACACCACCGATTGTAGCAGTGTTCATATCTTTAGGATCAGAACCAGAAGGAACGAATCCAACCATTCCGTCCATAACCATGTCCTTAAGCATAGTGGTGCTTCCTAGCATCCACATGGTTAAGTTTTCATTGTTGATAGGAGTAACAGATGAGATAACGATATCTGTAGAACCTGCTTCATATGTGTCTGAAACTGTCCAGAGGTTAGCATTAGCGTCTCTAGTTACACTTCCAAGTCCTGAACCTAATCCAGTTGTTGCAACACCAACTAAGGTTGTAATAGCTGCTTCTTGAACAATACAAGTTGCGTTTCCACTTACAGTAGAAATATCTGTAATACTATCGTTCTTAACCTGACCTAATCCATGTGTACCAATAACAGTAATTGTGTCGTTATTGATAACATCTTTTGCAAGAGGAATCAAGTATCCTAATACAGAAACAACTTCTGCTTCGTTACCGTTCCAATAGTTAGTAGTGATCCAATTATCAACTGTGTCATAAACACGGTCGTTACCACCATAACCTAAGTTAGCAGTGATATCCTGAACCAAACCAGCAAGCTTGCTTTCAAATACAGAAGCATCTCCACCAGGAGGGTTAGTAATAGCAACACCACCATTAGCAGCTTGTGCAAGAGTTTCCTTAACAAGGAACTGTGTGTTAGCTGTTAATAGGTTATATGAGTCACCAGCTTTGTTATTCTCAAATCCATCGGTCTGAACATAGATGTCAGAACCACCTTCTCTAACGTCAATAACTTCACCAGTCTTTGTTCCATCACCAGATGTGATAGTAGAACCAAGAACTCTATACTGAGCATCAGGTACTTGTGCAAGTGTAAGTTTAACAACACTCGAAGGTTCACCAGCTCTTGCCTGAATCCTTGATGTTCTTAAGTTATCACCAACAATACCTACTTGCTCAGGAACCCTCATTGGAAGGATTTCATTATATGTTCCTGCCTTAACATAGATTGTTGCAGGACCAGTTACGTTATCTACAGCGTGACGAACTGTTCTCCATGCTGCTGTAATACTATTACCAGCATTAAGGTCAGAACCTTCTGGAGTAACATAATAAACTTTATGTGTAACGTGACTCTCTTTCCATGATGGATAACCTGTAGAGTCAACAGTTAGTACTTTGTTCTCAGCAGCAATAGCTAAGCGAGAAGGACCAGCACCACCTTGATAAAGAATGTCACCAGCAGTTGTTAGGACGTTGGCAGATGCCCCTTCTGCTAATGAATTCCAGTATGTTCCAGTAGTATCTGTCTCTGGTGCATTACCTGTGTTTTCAAGTATACAAATATGTGAGTTACTATTTCTAGTAACAGCATCACCTGGAAAATAGGTTGTACCTACATCCCATGCTCCTTTCCAAGTGAAACCTCCAACAATGAAGTCCCAATCAGATGGATTGGATGCTGGAGATGAATTAATATTAGTTGTCTTAGCAACGTATGAGTTACCACCTAAGAGTACAACGTCGCCTGGTTTGTATGTTGTAGTAGTATCCCAGTTACCAACAACCTTGAAACCTGTAGTTAGGATATCCCACTGAACACCAATACCGTTGTTTGGTTGGATAGCAGTACTTGTTTGAAGAGCAATATATGAATAACCACCATATGTTACTATGTCTCCCTTCTGATACTCTGTAGCAGAATCCCAAGTATCTTCAAACTTGAGACCATCTAAGTAGGCAGAGAACTTAGCGGAATCGAAACTCGCCGTTGTTGTATGGGGAGTAGTAGTTCTATAGAGTACATTACCATACTTAACTATATCGTTAAGCTTATAGAACGTGGCTGCAGCCCATTCACCAGCATTGTAAATCCCTTCAGTATGAAGTGACCAACTACCAGCGTCAGTTCCGTACCATTGTGCTGCTGAAGAAACCGATGTATGGTTTGCTGTAGCAACGTAAGTGTTAGCACCAAATTTAACGATGTCATCGATGACATAGGCGGTCGCAGCCGTCCAGTCACCTCGCCAGTTAAATTTTAGTCTACCAAGTCTAAAATCTGCCATTTGTTTTTCCTTTACTTAGGTCCCTCGGTTGTATAATCGTAAGATTCATTGAAACGGACACAGAAATATCCGTTGTCATCGATGAAGTAGGTTACTTTCCTACTATCAAATCTATATTGTTGATATTGATCTTGTGGATGGTTAGTATATGATTTAGATTCTGTAGTCTCTTCTACATAATCCGTCATTCCAGTTGCAATATCTAGGTACGGTGTACCATCTTTACGGTGGAAAGTTACTACATCGTCATCAATACTTCTGATTTTGGTATAGTTGAGCATACCATCGTCGTCTCTTGATAACGCATGAATTGTGAAATCGTTTCCTAGATCGTAGTTATTGCTTGCAAAACCTGTGCCACCGCCACCACCTGAGCTAGTGCCACCGCCTCTAAAACTATCGCTAATGTACATTGTCATGTGACAATAACCCTCCAGTAAACTCCTTCCCAAATTAGTTGGACACCTGCCCCTTTAACGTCAAATACAAGCGGAGACGATATAACTCCATATGTATTTTGAAATTGTCGTCCGATAGGGTCCGTCAGAGTAACATTATTTATATCCCAACTAAACTTTACGTCAATAAACTCTATAACATCCCCAGACTTGGGAACCAATTGGTTATTGTAAAGTGGGAGTGTTAACGATATTGGACCATTTGAAGAGTCCACCAAATAACGAAGGCTCGTTCCTAGAGTTTGATTTGAATTAATGTATTCCCATCTTGCTCTAAAAACATCAAATCCACCAGTGGTGGTTCCGTCATGAATGACGGCCATATTTTTGTCAGTATCAATCGTCAGCTCACCTTGTGCTCCAGTGAAAAGAGCATGCTCAGCTGTAGTACCTCTTCGGAATTGAACCTGAGTTGTCATCAGTGCTTATTCGATACCAAATATATTTATGAGATATTTATATTAGATAATCCAACCGTAAGATCTTGGTGGTGCAACCTGTATGCGTCTTGTTGTACCTTCACCAACATGTAGAATAACTCCACCTTCAGATACAAATCTCTGATATGGTGCAATAACTGTGGTTGAAATATCAATCTCAATTGGGCAGTGTCCTTCGTAACTGAAGACACGGAGGACTTCTGCACTTGATATAGAAGGTATGCGACCTGAACCAACGAAGCTCTTGACAATAGTAGGAACATTGTCCTCTTCGAAGACATCGATTGTTGCAAGACCAGATGCAACTGTTGTGATACTGGAAGTAGATTCTCCAGAGAATTGTGCGGAACCTTCTCCAACATATCCTTTCCTTGTGAAGGATTCTGCACCTGATCCTCTGACCTCGACAGTAACATCTGTAAGAATATTTCTGACAACAGCCTGTCTCGCAACACCCAAGAAGTCGAAGATTGCAACATTCTCGACTGCAATTGTTCTGGACTCGGATGCATTGTTCCATGTGAAGAAGGATCCAGTTCCAACTGTGACTCTTGTTCTTGGTGTATCTGCTGCACCAAATACATGTACAACTCCATAGAGTTCTGGAGAGAATGTAATTGTCTCTGCTGCACCAGCAAAGTTGTAAAGACGACCGAATCCAGTGTATGCTTCTGTATGTTTCTCGTCTGCAATACCAGAAACACCAAGATCGATTTGAGAAGTCCAGTGGAATGTACGACGCTCAATGCTGCTAACAAAGTTGAATAGATTTCCGAATCCAACTTCTGCGTATGTTGTTGCTTCCTCTGCACGACCCTTGAATGTAAAGAGACCGTCTGCTTCTGGTGCGACTCCAACACTTTCTGAAGCACCAGAGAATGCAAAGAGTGTACCAAATACAATCTCTCTTCTGACAACAACCTGACTTGAAACACCACCAATAGAGAATAGTGCTGTAGTCTCGTCTGGGTTGACAGTGAAACTCTCTGAAGCACCACTGATGTTGAAGATACGTCCTTCTCCAACAAAGTCTCTTGTACGAGTAACGTCTGTTGTAACATCGACGTAGATAGTACCAGAACCAATATTGTTTGGTGTGAATCTCTCGAATGCCTCTCCAGCAATATCGACGAATACTGGTACTTCGTCTGGACTCCATACAACATTTTCTGTTGTCCTTGTGCCACCAATAGAGAATAGTAACTGTCTCTCTTCTGGATTGAAGGTAACACTTTCGGATGCACCACTGATATTGAAGATGCGTCCTTCTCCAATAAAGATTTTGGTACGAGAGAATGTTGACGTAACATCGATTGTTGTAGTACCAGAACCAATCCAGTTTGGAATGTACTTGATACTTGCTGTGCCAGACAGTTTGGACTCGACTGTGAATCTCTCGCTGAAGGTTCTGGTGAATGCACCAAACCCTTTGAGTGCCATGTCTGCCTGGAATTCTGGCAAGACAAATGTGACACTCTCTGCTGCACCACTGATAGCAAATATACGACCTTCGCCAACCCATGCATGAGTTCTGGAAGATGTAGAAGCACCATCGATATCGATTTCGATTCTTGGTTGCTCTGCAAATGTGAGGATTGGTTCTGAAACTTCTCCACTGAAGAGAATTTCTGCTTGACCAATCTCTCTGAATGTTGCAGCAACACCTGCTTTCTCTGGTCTGAACGAGATGTCTGCTTGGAACGCAGGTAACTTGAGAGTGATAGCCTCGTTTGCTGCTCCAATAGAGAACAGTCCACCAACACCAAAGTGGATATCGACGTTGACGACATCTGCAATACCACTGACGTAGATGTCTCCAAGTGGTTGTTCTGCGAATGTAAGTAGTGGATCTGCAATCTCTCCAGAGACTGTGAACGTACCAGATCCAATATTGCCACCAAAGGTGAAGCTCTGGGAAACAGCACCCTTGAGAACTGCGTCTGCTGTAAACTCTGGGAGTTTGAGAGTAATAGACTCTGCTGCTCCACCAACAGAGAAGACCTGACCGTCTCCTTGATAAGCACGTGTCCTGAGAAGACCAGCATCTCCAGTAACATCGACTGGAACGAATGGTTGCTCTGCAAATGTAAGTATCTCTGGACTTGATGTTCCACGTACTTCTGTGTGAACCAGACCAGCAATAGCGATTGCACGACTCTCGTCGAGACGACCTCTGAAGTCGAATAGTGCTCCAAGTTCGAGTGGGTTGAATGTAACAGCCTCGACTGCACCACTGAAGTTGAAGATCCGACCTTCGCCAATCCAATGCTTCGTAATAACTGGTACGACAGAAACGTTGAATATCTCTGTATGAGATTGACCAACCCAATCGTCTGTCTGTCTTTCGACTGCTGTACCAGTAATGTCGAGATCGACTGTAAACTGTTCTGAAGCAGTAAATCTCTGACCTGCAAGTCCCTTGAATGCAAGATCTGCTTGGAACGCAGGTATGTCGATTGTAATCGCTTCTGCACTGCGACCAATAGAATATAGATTTCCGAATCCATGGAAGTGGAGACTGAAGTTCTCTGCTGCGTTTCCAGTAACGTCGATAGTAACGAATCTGAATACGTCTGATACAACTGCCTCTTGACAGCGACCAGATACTTCCATGTGAGCAGAACCAACTTCTGCTGTGATGAACTTGACGCTTGTGTAACCACCAGCAAACTTGAATAGTGGTGGTGTTGTTGGAGGAACAGATACTGTACATTCTGCTGCACCACTCCAAGACCAAAGTGTAGGATCGTTGGTAACCCACTGAGGTGGAACACGGACTTCTGCATCGGAACGAATCTTGATCGCATGATCCCATTCGGTAGCATCCGATATGAAGATCTTGGTCTGTGAAGGTGCTGTGAGAGAAACAAAACTGACAAGTTTTCCAAATGGGTATTCGGAAATCTTTGTTCTGATAGAACTGATTGTGGATGTAAATCCATAATCCTCTCTTACCGTTGCACCAGGATCTGTAATAAATCCACCGTCGTGGACTGTTGTTGCTCCAGTAGTGAGCCAAGGATCGATCTCGTATGTCTGACCAACAGGTATGTTTGCAACAACACCATTGAGACCAATTCTGATAATAGAAGTTGGTGATACACCAGAGATACTCTGACTTGGTGTGATCTCGGTGATAGTACCGACACCAGGTAGACTTGCATAATCTCTGTACTGATATAGATTCTCAGAAGAATCATTGTAAGAGTAAGTTCTTCTATTCTCTGTACCAACAAGAGTAGGTAGAACACCTGTACCTTCATAAGCAAAGGATCTAAGTACAGGTTCTGCTGTTCCATTAGATGCCCATAGAGTACCAAAGGCATTCCAGTTAGGTGCGAATCTAACGTCAGCAACACCCCTGATTGGGAATAGAGACTGCTTCTCATCAGGATTGAAGGATACAGATTCAACTGCACCACCAATCTTGTAGATTTGACCTTGACCAACGTAGTCAAATACACGTGAAGCTTCAGCGTATACAATACTGAATGCACGACCTTCACCTGTGTATGGTCTGGTAACACTGTAAGTAGCAGCACCAGTAACATCAATCGGAATAAATCCTTCCCACTGTGGGTTAATACGTACCCACGTTGCAGAACGAATCTTGACTGCTGCATCGAATGTCTTCTCTGCAATAAATCCAACAGTACGTGATGTATGTGTATTGCTGGTATACTGGAAGCCACCAAAAGGATATTGCCAGACTGTCTGGGAGATATATCCCCAATCAATATTTCCAGAGAACCCGTCAGCAACAAGACCATAATCAAAGGTTGCACCTGGTGTGAAGTTAGATACAAGTGAGACTGTGTAGTCTGGATCTACTACCGCAACAACACCAACGTTGATTCTGACAACTGATCCTGTAGATGTACCTGAGAGGATCGTGTTTGTAGTGATCTCCTCGACAGTAGCAGTACCTGGCAATGGACCGAAGTCTGTATAACCAAATGGTACGATAGAACTATCGTTGTAATCCCAAGTAACTCTCTCAGCGTATGCATCTCCAGTGAAGACTGGGATGACACCAAATGGTTGCTCACCGTATGTTCTCTTAATGTTAGAGACTTCACCTGCAACATCAACAACACCAGAACCTCTCCAGTTAGGTATGAAGTTGACCTTAACGTTGGATTGTAGTGGAGCGAGAGTACCAGTAGCAAGGTAATCTGTAGTGACTCTCTCCTCGCCACCACCAATTTTGTATAGACTACCAGAACCATCATAGGTAAAGGTGAATGCCTCGTCTGCTCTAGAGAAGTTGAACAGTACACCAGATCCAATCTCACTAGTAGTAGTTCTCTCTGCAAGAGTACCAGTAACAAGATTTCTAACGAATCCAATCCATTTAGGTTTGGTTCTTCCTCTACCTTTACCAAATACTTTAACATCACCAGTACCAATCCAGTTAGGTACAAAGTTCTGTTTAGCAGTACCCTTAAGTTGACCAATACCGTATGGGTATAGAGTACCAGTGATACTAAGAAGACCCCAGTCAAGGTTGGTTGTCTTACCAACAGACACTGGAGCATGTTCAATCGAGTTTGTAAACGTACCCGAATGAGGTGCAATCTGATATCCACTAGGATCTACAGTTGCAGTTATTGTAGGATTAACTTGTACTACAGAACCAGTACTTATACCTGACAGTACTTGGTTTGTAGTAATGATTTGATAGGACTGTATCGGAATCGTTCCGTAGTCCTCATATTCAAATTCAACAACAGCAGAACTATTATATGCGTATGTTCTTCTGTTATCTTCGCTATTAATATTAGGTAGAGTACCTGAACCCTCAAATCCAAATGTACGCTTAACTTCTGAGACTTCTCCTGAAATCTGGGCTGTACCTGATCCCACCCAGTTAGGTCTGAAGGAAACCCCTGCGTTACTCTTGAATCTGAATAGTCCTTTGGACTCAATTGAAATACTTCTAGTAACTGCACCAGCACCAAGCTTGTACAGTTCACCTTCACCAGATTCTTTCTTAGAGAAAGCTTCCGTTGTGAGGGACTGGATCCCAAACAGCCCGTCGAATTCGAGGTCTGGAACCCAGTGTGTAACCGCACTACCTGTGACTCGTACTGTACCCTGAACGATCCAAGGAGCAGACAGACGATAGTAAGTACCGACCATCTCGAAGACAGTACCACTACCAACCCATGCATGTAGAACTGTCCACGTTGTAGCAGTCTTCGGTCTAACAAAACCGTAAGGTCGGACAGTATCTGTGTAAATTATTCTACCCCAATCATCAACCGTAACAGCTTCTACGTCGTTGATGGATCCACCGTCTATGACAGTGGTGGGTGTTAATGCTAATGAATTTAGACCGTAGTCAAGTTGTATAAACTCTTCAACACATGAAGGATTCCATGAATATGTAAGTTTCTCGCCACTAAAAATTCGCAACGCAAAACTAGATCCATAAGGACCACCTATACCAGTTGTATAGACATGCGTTGCCATTAATTCAGTATCCCTCCACTAAAACAAAAAGGGGATCCAATAACGAATCCCCTCACACATAATAATGAATTCAATTGAATCAATCAGTCTAGGCTGACGTTCAGAGTCACTTTGATTTGGTCACCAGCGTTTTGAATAGCGTAAGGACCATTTGTGAACCTTTCAGCGAAGAATATCGCATCATAGAGTGTCACAGAACCTGTTCCATCAAGTGCTTTAGTAGTCGTGAAGGTGTTTGCATCAGGTGTTTCAAATACAATGTAAGTACCAGCAGTAGTTGTGGTATTACCTGTTCCCTGATCGATATAAACTGCATCGCCTGGTTCTAGACCATGACCTGTAGCAGTTACTTTACTGAAGTCAAACTTAACAACGTCATTACCGTTAGAAGTCTGAATGTTCTCAATAAGAACGTTATTGAGGAATACAGTTACTGTTCCGTCTGTATCATCTGTCTCGTAATCGATACCAGTGATAACTGTAGCAGCATCGATACCGTTAGGTGTAGTTGTCTGAGAAACTCTCATTCCAAGAGCAAGATCCTCAGCAACGTTTGCTTGGAATACCAAGTCGCCACTAACAGCACCACCGTTTGCCTTACTTACATAAACTGTAGTACCAACGATTCCAGTAACACGTGCTCCCTGAGCAACGTTAGTTCCTGTAACACGCTGTCCAACAGCAATTCCAGTTGTAGATGTAACAACAACTTCGAACTCACCAGCAGTACCAGTAGCAGCAGTAGTTGAAGCAACAGCAGCAAGAGTGATATAGTTGTTTCCGATAGTACCACGAACACCAGACTTAGAAATCTGTGTACCAGTAGCAGCAGTACCAGCATCAGCTACACCATGAATGGTTGTAGGCATGTTGTTAGCACGTGAAAGGAAATAACCGTATACGTTACCAGCAGGACCATCAAATGTGAATGTTTGCTCTGGATAAGAAGCGGTTGTACGACCTCTACCAAAACTCAATGGTTGTGCAGTGAAGTTACCAGTGTTCTTAACACTTAAGTTAAGTGTAGTACCATCAATGTCAACAACGTATGCACCAGTGCCGACAGAACCACCAGTAACATAGTCACCTTTTTTAATACCTGTGTTAGAAGCAACCGTAACTAGGTATGTACCAGATGTACCATCTCCATTAGTTGTGGTAACAGCAGTTGGTTCAGTCTCGATTCCCCAACGGTTACCGTTCAGCAAGATACCATATTGCTGTGCATAATCCTGATCAGTCCTATTATTGATGATTGGAGGATATCCTGTAGTAGGTGCAGAACCGTAACCGTTAGTGTTGTTATCGGTGTATGGTTCGAAATATCTTGTCTGCGAGGGAGTATCACTCTCAGCAGGATATGTATCTGTTGTAAACAGCTTCAGAATAAGGTTTCTGGGTATATTCTGAGAATAGTTAAGCAGATTCCTTAGAGAATCAATTTCGCCGTTGTCGGTTACTAAGAGTGCCATTGGTTAACCTTTCCTAATTACGTTGCTATGTATGATTATTTATAACCACGAGGTATTTATAGTTTTATCCTCAGTGCCACGCTAGCCTTACTGATGTTCAGCACATGGTTTACGTTAAATCTGAAGATGTCACCAGCATTAACTGTGGTGTTCCAAGTCGAAAGATTATCGTCTTTCGATTTTATTTCTGTAGAGGTATTTAGTACACCTAACTTTGGTGTTTCTGTACCTGTTATTGAAGTGAAGTTTGGATAATCATCGTAAGCACACTTCAATATATCTATTTCAATATTACCTGCGATGTCTGCTACTAGAATCCACGACTCGATAGTACCAGTAACATCAATTGCCATATCACCCTTTGGTCCTATTGCCATTGGGAATGATCCTGCATCGATAACAAAGTTGAGAGTTCTAGTTAGATCTGCTGTGGTTACTAATGCAACACCAGAAAATCTAAGTCCAGAAGTAGGTGGAGTACTAAAAACGATTTGATCGTTTGAAACGATATAATCTGTATTTG